TCCCCGTAAAAATCGTTCATAAGGTCACGGACACGCTCACGGTCTAATGAGTCCCCGCCACCCCATGTGAAACTGTCTTGACCAATTGACTCATAGTATGAGCAAGCATCTAGTAAAACTGTTGTAGCGTATGCAACTTGCTCACGGGTGCGGTTTTGTGGATAGATACCGCCTTGACCATAGAAGTCAAGACAGTAGTTAATGAATTCGTTGAAATTTGTCATAATTACTTAACGTCAAAGTTTACAAGGTCTACAATATACTGGTCAGGCACTTCTTTGATGTCTTCAGATGGCACATGCTTGAAATATGCGTTGATGTGTCTTGATGTAGTCTTACTGTAGTAAGTCATAGTTTTGAAGAATCCGTCTTCCCTGTCAAAACCTGCTACGGGTGTCTCATATGAGAATAGAATTGAGTTCCCGTTGCTGAGAGATAATTCTGTTTGGTTTGAACCGATTTGTCTTAAGATCATTTTAGTCTTATTTGTTTGGTATGTTTATATTATAGTGCCTATTTGCGACATATAGGCACTTAGTGGACAGTTTGCCAATTGGCACTATGCGGCAGCTGGTTCGGCATAGTTTGGATAGTCATCTGGAATCTCTAAATTTTGAATAGTAGTTGAAACTAGATTCCAATCGTCATCATATTTTTGATCTATTGAGTAACATTCCCACCTACCCTTAAGGAATAGGTATAGAAACTCTGATCCGTCATTGACCCGTGATAAATCGGTGAGAGTCTTGAATAGTTTTGGTGCTTCATCGTCACCGCCATAGTAAGAGGGTTTTGGATCTTGTTTAACGAACTCTTGCTTATCGTAGTCAAATTCATTATCTGAGTAGCAACTAGACATGTTGCCACCGTCGATGAGTTCGCGAACTTTCTCATCTGTGTTGTATTGCTGCTTGAGAGTTACACCCAACCACTCAGGATATCCGTCCCAATGATGATAAACAGAAACAATGGAATCGTCGGGTAATACATAACCTATTCTAGCGTTAGTTGACATAAAGTTTACACCTATGTTTGGTTTACTCTTCTATTATAGTCGCTAGGCAGCAAGAACGCTAGTATCATATTATACATGGTATCATATATCACACTCAAATGTTTACTAAGAAAATTCAGCTGCTTGAGTGTCGAAGATTTAAAGAGCGACCCAACTCTGTATATTACTAGTATACAGCAGATCAAGCTGACCTGCTGTATCATTCTTTACAACTTAACGTTCCTTCTTGAACTTACATTTCATGTAGTCCTCGATCTCTTCTACTACATCGTCAAAGTGATCTTCCCAATAATTATAGGCATCTTCGAGGAAATCCATGTCGGATCTCTTCTCATAGTATCTGTCGAGGTCGTCCATAACATAGTTCACTAAGTCCTTAGTGTCCATATTATCAACAACCCTTTCAACATAGAACCCTTTGAGTTCGCTTATGAGTTCGGGTGTAAATTTAGACTTATCCATTTATAGATACCCCGCAACTTCCATACCTGGTTCATCAAAAAACCATGATACGCTAAGGTCGTCAAACTGATCTTTGATAGCATAACAGATTTCTTCGGGAGGTGACCACGCAGTATCGAACGTGACCTCGAATCCGTTGTGCATGTCGCTGTCGTCAATCTCTACTGCATAGCAATCCCACTTAGTTCCCCAGTTGGCAAGTCTCCATGAATACCATCTATCATCAGTAACACCATCTGGAAACTGTGGAGGATACATGCTATCCTTATCAGGTTGGATAGGTAGTTCGCCTTTGTCGTTTGGTGTAGTTTTCCAATCTGGTTCGGGTATGAACTGACCAAAGACTGACCTTTCATCATTTGGGTCAAGTGCAATTCTGAATATGTTATGTAATTTGGTAATGAGTGTAGTATCTTCTGAGTAGAAGGTGACTCGATTGTGGCAGTGATTTGGCATAAATGCTGTATTGAATTAATTTAAGTATAGCGAAGAATCGCTAGGAATGATAGTGCAAATGATACTAGAGGTAGTTCGTTCTATACGATCCTACTACCTCGTTTACCATCTGGTCGAACTCGTCTCTGTCGTAGTCGTTTCTCTCTTCTATGTCCATTTCATAGGCAAGCATAACAGACTCAATGAGCATGTCGATTTGGTTATCTGTGAGTTTGAATACTCTTAATTTCTTAGTGTCAAGGGTCATTGGATCATGCCCTCGAACTTATCTCTTGCTAGTCTGTCTAATGCTATTTGAACACCTAAGTGATTCTCTATAGTAGCGAACATCTCAGCAGTAAGTTTGTTTGCTGTGCAGAAATCCTCTACCGCTTCATCGAAGCATTGCTCTAGTAGTAGTTCGTTTTGTAGGCAACTCATGTTTGGTTCTCCTTGTTTGTTATATTAATATTATACTGCCTATGAACGACATATGGGGTGATAGTGGACACTAATAAAAGTGTCACACACAGGATAGATATCACCCGCTGCCGATGTATGATAGTGTATATACGAAGTTCTCACTATGATGCAAACTCATTCAATCACCCTAGGAATGAATATCCCTAATGCGGGTAAAGTCACCAACCAAATGTGGATCGACTTCTTAAACAGTAAGGTCCTTGCTGCTCTAGACTATGCAACTATCACCGACTCAATCGGCATATACAAAGGCACCCTAGAGAAAAGCAAAACAATTTCAGTTACCACGGATGACACCGCTGCAGTGGATGCACTTCTAGAAGTGGGTGATGCATACAAGAAAGCATTTAATCAGGATGCTATAATGTATAGTGTCACCGCTGTCCCTATACTACAATTCACATGACAGACAACATCTCAATTAAGGAAATCATCCGCCTTGTTGCCCTATTCTTCACTACACTATTTGACATCCGAGCGTAGTCTTCCCGCTGCGAAGCAGCTGACTAGTCATGATCAATAAACGTTAAGTTGTATCATTTGATCCTTTACGTATACGTGTAATCCTCTATAATAGAGACATGAAACAAACCACTACGAGTTCTATGTTCAACAAAGATTTAACACCAATGTTCGATGGTCGCGTTCTAATGAATGAGTCCGCTATGAAAGATCCCGTGCTTATGGCAGTATTGCACGATATGGCAAAGCGAGACTTTGAACCACTTGAGCACCCGACTGGTGGCACTCTATGGATTAGCGATAGGCACTAATCCATATGTTACACTTTATTAACATACACACTTCCAACCTCATAAACGCACTTGATGAGGTTATAATAAGTATATACAAACAATTCACACCACAGAGCAACATGACTACTTGGGCAATCCAACCTTCAGACTACGGAAACGAAGTCAAGATCTGGGCAGACGTATTTGACGGATCACACTTTGCAGATGCTAAACGCCATGCAGAGAGACAGGCAGAATTGCTTGAGAGACCTATCACAATATGGAAAGTCGGCACAGTATCCGAGTTCAAGTGGATGGAGGTTAAGTAATGGATCGTTACTGGAACATTTGCTCATTCTTAAATGATGAAGAAGTTCATAAGGTCTGGAACATCATAGATGATGCTCTAGACCGTAAGGGATGGGTAGGCACTGCAGATGATGCCGAACTATCAATAAGGTTATATGATCCTAATCTCAAACAGAACATAGATGCTTCGACTACATACGAACCCGAACCGTTTGAAGTAGATCACCCCTACTTCTACGAAGCGTAACATTTGATAGCGTGGCGTGTATCTCGCGTATTGCCAATTACTATAAGTCCACGCTATAATATAAACATACAACGAAACACCCAAACATGGAAGTTCAAGCACACGGTAACTACTACGAAGATCTTAAGACTAGACAGATCACTGGATTGTCTAAGGTAGACTATGACGCATTAAAAGAAAATGGTTATACGTCAGGCATGGATATTATGAAAGGACTTCTTTCTATATCTGACTACAGCATTAAGACTGCTAAGGGTAATAGGGTAGACTGTGGCGACGTGCTACGTCGTAGGCAGGAATTCGACTATAACCTAGTTGTTGGTGTATATGAGCAGTGCGGGGATAATAAGGTATTCCATACTGAGTATACTTTCTACATCAGACCAGAGCATGAACGCAAACTATGGGGAAAGATGAATTACAACCAACTTGCAGAGTATGTAACCTATATTAAGAACATACCCGCAGGAAAGCAAGCACAGCAGGAAACTAAAACAGAAAGAATGGTCTTAAAGAACTGCATCTCAGACAATGACGCATTAGTTAAGATCCACCCAAAGGTAGACAGTAAGAACCAGAGACGTGTTCAATGTTCAGTTAAGATAAGCGAACTAATGAATGCTGACATACCATATACAAAACGACTTATAAGAGAGACCGTTTTCAGCCCGAGCAGACAGTTCAATTAGTGGCACAACAACCCTAGCATTAACCGTGCTAGGGATTATAATAGTAGTAACAAAACAATTAAAGCAAACATGACTTTAACTCTTCAGCAAGAACTAAACACAGAAGATCCAAAGACCGATTACAACGGTTGGGCAGACTGGACTACTTGGAACTGTGCCTTATGGATTAACAACGATGAGACACTTTACCATATAGCAAGCAGATGCGAGGACGCATTCGACTTCATCATAGAAATGCAAGAATACAACATGCTAAAAACTCCAGACGGTGCAGCATGGACAATGGCAGACTATGACGAGTTAAGCGAGTTAATTCAAGAGATAGAAAGACAATATTAACGATTGTTACAGTATGGGGGGTTTATCCTCCCCCTACCCATATAGGGGTTATAATAAGGATAACAAGCAATTACATCACATTTTAGATTATGCAAATTCAAAGATTTATCGAAGTTCCAAATACAAACATTCAAGAACCAGTTCTCTCTCACCAGTTCGCAGATGAACTATGCCTTAGCATCTCAGAAGATTATGGTTATGCAGAGGTTGTATGGTATGCTCTCAACGGAAAGCGAGTAGTCGAGGGTTGCTATGGCGACCTCGGTGCAGTGGGGGTTATATAATGGATACTCTAACCACGGGGTTATATAGGGATATAGTATATACTGAGTATATGCTAGAGCATGACCTAACATATGACGAGATGATGAGCAAAGTTCATGTTGATGAGATGCTCAAGCGTGTGGCACACATGGAGTGGCAGGATGAGCAGAGGTCAGCATGGATGGCAGGAGAGAAACCACAGTTTGTAGTTCCTGACGACTGCCCATTCTAGGCAGCGTGGCAAACCTGATGTAGGTAGCACTGAAACAGAGTGATAGTAATCCCTCGTCTAAATGTAAGACCACATGAACTGGATCGCATAAGACTTTCAAGGTGAGCGATGCACTGCTCTTTAAGTCGAACTTAAGCAGCGATCCAGTCCCTAACCCAGTTCGCGGGCGGGGGGGCGTTTTAAAGGAGTCCCATAGAGCTAATCTATAAAGTCTTGCATCCGCGAGCGAGATATAAAATATAAAATTTTTTCAAAATATTTTCTGAGGTAAAAATGCCCCCTTTGATTTTTCACAACGATGACACACATGTATATCTGTTCAGTAATATAGATGAACCTAACCATCCCTCTGGTGGCATGATAAGATGTGCCATGAGAGAATTTCTGAGTAGTCGGGTATTAGACTGTAAGGAACCTATAACGATGCATTGGAATAAATCGGACAGTCATATCTTTAGCGTCGTTGCTGTCTCTACAAAGCAAGTCGGTATTGATATCGAATATATGAAAGAACGTCCCTATGAGAAGATCTCCAAGAGATACTTCCACGAGTGGGAACACACTGATGACAAGGATATCTTCTACGATCTCTGGACTAGGAAAGAAGCATTCACTAAGCATAAGAAAGGAAAGATAGCAGAGAACATGAGAGAGTTAATGTATACACCAACAAAAGGTGGTGGAAGACGTATAGAGAAGTATACTGACAGGTTTACACAGTTAATGAACTTACCTCCCAACACTATGGGATACCTTTATCAATAACTGTGAACGTTGACAAATGTTAGGAATTGGTGATATAATAAATATCACAAGTTGACCTCTTCTTCACCGACCTATGATCCGCCTCGACGAACGGTTCTCCACTTACCTAAATGGAACCAAAACATTTCTTATAGACAATGTAAGACAAAAAGTAAGAGCGTATGGGTATAGGTGTGATGGTTCTAGTATCATTGGTTACTATGTCATCACGGATGATTGGAGATTGAACTATGATAATAATGAACAATTAGTATTCAAGGAGGAAATTTAATGTCAGGCGACTACTTCACACATGTTGATAGAGATGTCAGAGATAGGTATGAAGAGTTACTTTTGAGGCACTCTGCAGCGTGGAAAGCAATAGACAAGCTGACAGAAAAAGTAGGAGAGTTAGAATCTAAACTGTCCAACTATAATCTTTATATGAAGAGATCTGATGATCACAAGTATGAGAAACTTGTTGATGTTGTTTGTGACCACGATAAATGCATTACCCAACTTATAGAAAGGACTAGCGATGGTGATGTCAATTGGTAGATACTGAGACACTACTACGAATATACTTACAGGTAACTAAGAAACCAGTTCCAGTTCGCTTGAAGTATAAGTATCCACCGATGCGTAAGGCACATACTGTTGGAACCTTTGGGTAAAAAATCGCGTCGTATATCTCTAAATAATTAAAAAGATTATCATGGAGAATTTGCAAGGAGAGTTCATTATCAAAGAAGGGGGAGAAATCCTTACGTTTGATAGATGTGGAGACCTACCAGATGAGTTTGACCATTTGATTAAGTTTGCTCCTGTATCGCCAGAACCGCCTCATACTGAGGAGGAACATAACGAGATGAGCAAGTATACACAATACTTACAGGAACTAGTATCAAGAGAGAGGAAGTAATGCCCGCAGTCACACGTAAAGGAGATGCAGATGTCACTCATTGTTCTGGTATGACCAGACAAGGGGCAAGCACTAATGTATTCGTAAACGGTATAGGAGTCTCTCGTCAGGGAGATAATAATACTGGACACCTATTGCCAGGTTCACCTTGTCCTGGCCACTCTGCTCCTATAGCAACAGGTAGCACAAGTGTATTTGTCAATGGTAAAGGATGTGGTAGAGTAGGAGATGGCATCAGTGGATGCACATCAGTTGCTGAAGGTTCAGAAGACGTATTTGCAGGAGGATAGAATGGGAAAGGCAAAAAGAATTATAGATGGTAAAAGGAATGCAAATGTTCCTGTAGATATGTCAGATAAGTTCTATGATGAAGGAAATGAGTATTGTAGATACCTTATTACTGATCCTCGTAGTGATAGACTAGAGCGAAAACGTAAACCTTTCGAGAAACGAGTATAAATACATTGATGAAGGTATATTGCGTTTTCAATGGCTTTGACTTCAAAGTCCTTTAGGGACTTTTCACTAACATTTGAAAAGAATGCTGTGACAAACGATGTGTTGTCATTGAAGAACGAAGCTGCAATTAAACAGTCAGTAAAGAACATTGTTCTCTACAATTTTTTTGAGAAACCTTTTGACCCGTTCTTCGGTGGTAACATAGTTGGTCTATTGTTCGAGAATTTTACACCAACAATGGATTTAGAGATTAAATACCGTTTAGAAGAAGCAATAGAGGTATATGAACCTAGAGTTACCGCTGTTAGTGTAAATACAGTGTTTGAAGAGGATCGTAACGAGTTCAATGTATCCATAAATTACTTGATATTAGGCATACAACCTAAATTTGATGATATTACAGTAGCATTTAAACCATAATGGCATTTAATCAAGTCAATGCTCTTGAATTTAACCAAATCAAGGCACAAATCAAAGAATATTTGAAATCGCAGTCACAATTTAGCGATTATGACTTTGAAGGATCGTCTCTTACTGTATTAATTGATACATTAGCGTATAACACATACTACACAGCAGTAAATGCCAACCTTGCGGTCAATGAAGGGTTCCTAGAGACTGCAGTTTTACGAGAAAACGTTGTAAAACTTGCTAGAATGATTGGTTACACACCAAATTCTGCAAAGTCAGCAAGAACTACAGTCAATATTGCAGTTCAAACTGCATTTCCTTACCCTAAGTCAGTCACAATTGCTGCAGGATTGGTTCTAAACTTCACAGGACTCGATAATAACAACTTTGTATTCTCTATTCCAACAGATGTTTCACAATCTGTAGACAGTTTAACAGGAATTGCATCGTTCAACAACCTAGAATTAACGGAAGGACTATACTTACAAGATACTTTTGTAAAAAATGAGACACAGAGACAGAGATTTATACTAACAAACAATAGAGTCGATACTACAAGCATGATTGTAGAGGTAACTTCTGGAACAATTACAGAGAAATACCTACAAGTATCAGACATTACTAAGATTACATCTACATCTAAAGTATTCTACTTGGAAGAAAGTGAGTATCAGATACCAGAAATACTATTTGGAGACGGTGTAATAGGAAAAGCACTGGAGAATGGAGACGTTGTAACCGTAAAATATACAACTTCTGCAGGAGCTGGTGCTAATGGACTGAAAGTTTTTGAAAATATCGGAACTTTTAGAGATAATTTGAACAATGCTATAACTTCTGGCATTACAATTAGCACAGTTACGTTCCCAGATGGAGGAGCAGAACCAGAATCTACGGAATCTATCAAGTTTTCCGCACCAAAATTCTATTCTGCGTTCGGTAGAGCAGTTTCTACTCAAGATTATGAGGCAATTATACCGCAAATATACCCAAACGTTGCGTCAATTGCATGTTACGGTGGAGAAGAAGCGGAACCTCCCCAATTTGGTAAGGTATTTTTGGCAATCAAACCAAGAAATGCTGATAAATTATCACTTTCTGAGAAAAATTCTGTATTGAAGAAGCTCAGAGACTTCTCTGTTGCTGCAATTCAACCTACAATCATTGATCCATCGGTTCTTTACGTAGATTTGAACAGTTTTGTGTATTACAATCCCAATAATACACGCAGAACTCCTGCAGAAATAAAGAATCTTATCATAATTACACTAAATGCACTGAATGCTAGTGGTGAATTTAATAAATTTGGTGGTAAATTCAAATATTCTAAGGTTCAGAACATTATTGATGATGCAGAAAGGTCAATTACCTCTAACATCACTCGTATTACTATGAGAAAGAACGTTACAGTAGATCTAAACACTCGTGTAAACTACAGTATTTGCTACGGTAACAGAATTAACCAACAAACATCTACAAATCCAACTATATTATCGAGTGGATTCAAGATTGTGGGTGATGACATCAATACTTACTTCCTAAATGACGATGGTGCAGGGTCATTAAGACTTTACTACGTTAAAGGAACTGGTGAGTTTGAGTATATTGATGGATTATGGGGATCCGTAGATTATGATATGGGAGAGATTGTAATTAATGACTTGATAATACAATCTACTAGTGTAACAAATAATACATTACAAATTAAAGCTACACCTAAGTCAAATGACTTGGTTTCTCTCCGAGAAACTTATATTACTATGGGTATAGATAACTCAGTAGTTACTGTAGTAGAAGATACTATCAGTAGTGGTTCAAACTTATCTGGAACAGGAGTAATTCCAGAGTCTAGCTATTAATCTAATATGACAAATAGTTCTTGGAGAGTTGGGTCGTGGACGACACCTACCACAACGGTTACACAACCGCCTGTGCCATCGGAAGTCAGTCCCGAATCTAGATCCAAAATATCAACACATATAAGAGGACAATTTCCGTCGTTTATACGGGAAGAGTATCCTACGTTCATTGATTTTGTCAAGGAATACTATAAATCGCAAGAATTAAAAGGATATTGCATTGATATAATTCAAAACTGGTCAGATTATTATAATATTGACAATTATGGCGATCTAGTTACGACTACAAAGTTGATTTCTGCAACTTCTGCAGATTCTACAACGATTGACGTTGAATCTACACGTGATTTTCCGTCAGAAGGACTTTTATTGATAGATGATGAGATAATTTACTACCAAAGCAAGGGTTCAACACTATTTCAAGACTGTGGGCGTGGATTTAACGCTGTAAAGGCAGTTGGATTGAAGGCAGACTACAGATTTGAGTTTACAACAGCTGCAACACACACTCAAGGCACAGAAGTTGTCAACTTAAACAACATTTTCCCAATTTACATGCTTGGGAAGTTTAAGGAACAGTTCCTAAACACATTTCCAAAGAATTTTGCACCTAACGTAACAGAAAGCACTGTAATAAAACGTATTAAGGACTTCTACTCGTCAAAAGGAACAAGTAGATCATTCCAGTTTGTATTAAGAGCATTATTTGGCGTAGACTCAGAAGTATCATACCCTAGAGAGAGAATATTCAAACCTAGTGATGCATTTTACACTTCTAGAGAAATTATTCGTGCAGTTCCGTTAAAAGGCAACCCAATAGAACTTGTAGGCGAAGTATTATATCAAGATGCAGATCCAAACGACCCAAATATCGGATTTGCAAGAATTTACGTAAAAGGCGTCGTAGAAGTGTTTACTTCTACTGGAACAATCTATGAAATTGACGTAGATACCAATAATTCAGTAGGAACCTTCGTAACTCCGTATAAAACGATGTTAGCGGAGGATTTAGGTGCTAATTTAACAGATACTACTGTTACAGTCGATTCTACACTAGGGTGGCCTGAAACAAATGGTAAGTTTAGGATAAAAGACGAAATAATCAGTTATACCGATAAAACAGTTACACAATTCCTTGGATGTAGTCGTGCTAGAGACAATACAGTCAATATTGCACATGATGCGGGTCAAGACGTTATTGCTGCGTTTAAAATCTACGGTTCTTCCAATGTAGACAGTTCTGAGATACAATTAAAGATATTTGGTGGCACTAGAGGTGTAATACTGAATACTGGTGGTAGATACTACTTACCAGACTCAAAAGTCACTACTCCCCTTGCACCTGGCTTTGATAGCATTGATCCTATATGGGATAGTTTTGTATACAACGTAAGACGTGCTCTCAGAGGCGTCTCAGCGACCCTAGGAACGCCATTAGCGAATGGATCGGTAAGATGCACGGTAGTGACGAAAGAGAAGCATAGATTGGTCAGAGATGACTCTGTTAGAATCTTAAATGCTCCAGAAGACATTTACAACAATAGTCACACTGTTGTAGGTATTGTTGACGACTTTACATTCGAGTTTATCTTCTCATCATCTCCTGCACAAGGTATATCTGGTATTGAGTTCTTTATTGCTAGAGAATTTGCATTTGGTAAGAGTGATGACACATCTATCAATATAGCGATCAAAGATACTACAGGTGACGTTCAAAACACATATCAGTCAGATTCTAATGCAATAGTAGCAAGCACAGGAATTCCTACACATAAGATAGGACCTTTTGCTGCAAATGACCTAGATCCTGGCAATCAGAGATATCTAAAACGTATTCCTCTTAAACCAAGCATAAAATCACAAAAAACATCAACTCCTGTAGGTCAAGTTGGTATTGGTGCAAATGGTGTCCCACTATTCTCATTTAAGTCTAATAATACGAAAAAGTTTGGTGGTGTAAAAAGTATTGAGAAAATAATTGGTGGATCTGGATATGACATCACAAACCCACCTACTGTAGAATTTGAACCTGAGTATAAGTTAGATACAACGTATGCATCTGGTCTTAGAGTAACATATAACGGAAACAGATACAGATCACTCAATCCTGGCAAATCATCACCTACAGTCTATCCTATCCACACATTAGGAGTAGTAACAGTAGGAACTATTGATTGGGAGTATGAGGGAGCAAGTGCAGAAGCATCCGTAATTATTACAGGTTCCGTAACCTCTATCAACGTAACGAGTGGAGGAAGCGGATATACTACGCAACCTATCGTATCAATCGTCGGTGGTGGTGCAACTAGCGGAAACCAAGCGTTTGCTACCGCACAAATTACGGAAGGTTCCGTAACTGGTATTACTATTGTGAATGGTGGTGCGGGATATACGAGCGTTCCTACGGTATCCATATCAGGAGGAGGCGGAAGTGGTGCAACTGCTAGTGCAGTTTGTCGAGGTCCTGTAGATACTATTACTATTGATAATGCAGGATCGCAGTATACATACGAACCAACTATCAATCTGATAAGTGGAAGCGGAGCTGTTGCTTATCCATCAATACTAAACGGTAAGATAGAGAGTATAATTGTTACATTCGGTGGTAGTGGATACTTCGGTCCTCCAGACGTTATTATTACAGGAGACGGAGTTGGTGCGACTGCATTTGCTACTGTAGATCTATCTTCTAATATTGTTACTGGTATTACTGTATCAAGTAAGGGTGTTGGTTATACAGCGGGTTCTACTAGGATTGATATTGTATATCCTGGCTCAGGTGCACGTTTCCAGACTAGACTTACAGAACTATCTGTCAATGAAGCAGCAACAGGTAATGAACTAGGCAGTAATACATTTGTATCACCCAAGACTACAGACGTATACGGTGGTGCTACATTCCAAGGTGAGAACTATCTAATCTTCAATGGCGAATATGGTTACCTCTATAATCCTAAGCAACTAAGATTCTTACTTAAGGATAGTATTGGTTTAGATAATAACGGAGCTCTGCAGGAATTACCTCCTACAGTGCACTCACCTATTATTGGTTGGGCGTATGACGGACATCCTATCTACGGACCTTACGGATATGAAGATCCTGAGAATACCGCACCTTTCAACTCATATAAACGTATTAGAAGTAGTTACAGAGTAAAGACATCAAGAGCGTCTATTCTAAGCGGTCTCAGTGACCCTCTAGGCACATATCTTGAGGATTATGAATATGTGGAAGGTCTTGGTGATTTAGACCGTTACAATGGCAGATACTGCGTAACTCCAGAATATCCAAATGGAGTGTATGCTTACTTTACAACTATTACAGGAACCACTGGTTATCCCGCATTCCCATACTTTGTAGGATCAGAGTTTTACGGTGAAGCGGATGAAGTAAACTGGAATGGTAATGGATTGCAGAGAAACTTTAATGAAGACGCAATACGTTACAGAGCACCATTTGTAGGTGTTGATAATATTACAGCAAAGAGAAAGCAATTAGACGATAAGATTGACTTCTTCCTTGCAATGGAAGATAGCACTACTCTCATAGTCATGGAGACTGGTGAGACATTAACATATATTGAAGATGGTATCGGATACTTTAGTTACTATCCTTTCGTTAGAGGTGGATCTGCGGATTCTCTAATTGTATCTTCTACTAATAAGTTTTCATCAGCTGGTGTAAATCAATATCTTGTAGAAGGTGGTGGTAAAGAATATAAGGTCAACGATAGGTTACAGTTTGATAATACTGGAACTGGTGGAGATGGTGTAAGTGCAATCGTATCTCAAATTGAAGGAACTACTGTTAATTCAGTAGCACGTTTTGTTGGAACTTACAATGATCAGTTTGTTGCTATAGTAACCACTGCAAATAGTCATCTACTACAAGTTGGTGATAGAGTCGATATAAAGGTAACTGACAACGCTGCTACAAGAACATTAACAAGTAAGGTTATTAATAGCAATTATCATTTCAAATACTTTGATTTACAAAGTATGAAATTACTTGATGCTTGGGCGGGAACTACTGCATATGTTGAAGGAGATTTAGTTCATGTAGCAAATAGAGTATACGTTGCAGCTAGCACTGGAACTTCTGGAGCATCTTCACCTACACATACTACTGGAACTGCAGGAGACGGAGTTTTAGATTGGACTTACCTTAGAGTAAGAACAGATGGTAACTTATTCCAAGATGGTTGGTCATCTATTACTGGTGGTTCTGGTTATACTAACGGAACATACATCAATGTCCCTATAACAACCAATGGTGATGGATTATTAGGAAAGGCAACTATAGTTGTTGGTAGTGGTGCTGTTCAAGCAGTTACAATTACAGAATTTGGATATGGTTATGATATCGGTGATACAATATCTGCAGATGATATTAATATTGGTAATGGTGGTGGATCTGGGTTTACTATCACACTAACTCAAGTGCAACGAGAAGTTCAGTGTCACGTTAGTGGTATTAACTCACATCAACTTAGTGCAGGAGACATTGTTAATATCTCAGGTGTCTCACCTACGTCTTACAATAAGACAAACTATGTTGTAGTGAGATCAGAGACTGCTAGGAAGTTTACAGTCAAGAGAAACTTTGCAGCAACAAGTGCAGCAAATGTTACAACAGGTAATAGTGGTAATCCTGCAGACATTTACGTCAAAGAACCAAACTTATCAGTTATAAATGGACACTCATACATCTTTGATACATCTGATGCAAGTAATAGTGGACAAGTTCTATCATTTACACTTGATCCTGCAAATACAGACATCTTTACTTACAAAAACATTATTGAAGAGTCTAGAGATCCAATCACCAACGAACAGAACTCTCTAACAGTCAAAATAGTAGATTTGCCTGGCATTTTCTATTACCATGACATTAAACATACAATTACAGCACCAAATACCTTTACAGTTGTAGTTCAGAACAAAACAGCTGATCATCCTCTGTTTGGTCAAGGATCTGGTAAAGGATATTGGATGACTGGTGACAAATATGGAAGTCTTGCTCAGTCACCATCACTTACTATGTCTCGTGGTGTAACATATACATTCTTACAGAACGATTCATCAAATACTACACATGCTATCTACTTCTCAGAGAGTGAGGATGCATATGGTGGCACAAACAGATATGAGAAAGGAGTTGTTTATAGAATTAACGGTGATGTAGTTTCTTGGGACGATTATAACGCTAACTTCGGAACTGCAGTTTCTAGAAGTGTAGAAATTACCCCTACAGTAGATTCTCCAAACAATTTACACTACGTTTGTCAAAACCATGCTTATATGGGTAACGTAATCTCTATTAAGAGTGATGTTTCTAATAGTAGGTATTTCTCAATAATCAATGACCCGATATTAGGCGATCAGACAGTTATCGCAGTAAGTGGCACCACTGAGTTCTCCTACAGTATGGCAGTTGCACCCGAAGCTGGTTATGGAGTAGGTGTATCATATGATACAAGTTCAATATACCCAACAGGCGGTGTTGCAACTATAACAATTGGAGATAGTGGTAGAAATTATCAATCATTACCTAAATTAAGTGGTTCTTCTAGATCTGGGTCAGGTGCTACTGCTGTAGCGACTATTTCTGGTGGATTATCAAATGTATCAATATCAAATAACGGATCTGGTTATAATCAAGCTGATTTGCCTACTTGTGTTGTAACAATGCCTGATTTTGTAGATTTGACGCTAGAAAATATATTAGGCAACTTTATTAAAGATGAAATCATTATTGGAAAAGAAGTTCAAGATAATAGCACTGCTAGAGGAAAGGTTATATCATGGAACCCAATTACATCAGTATTAAGAATACAACCTCTACGTAATACAAGAGTTGGTGCAGGACAGAAAGGATATATCATGTTCAATGCGGGTAAATCATATAGTATCAATCCATCACAGATTGACGCAGTAGGATATGCAGATCAATTCTTCTTTGGAGCACATGATGCAAAAACTGGAGATCCAGTCAAATATGTCTCAGCACAGACTAACCCAGTTAGTAATCTTACAGTAGGACAAACATACTACATTATCAACATAGGTGATTCAGATCGTGTGAAGTTAGCAGAGACACCACAGCTAGCAGAAGTAGGCACTGCGATCACTGTAACCAATTCTGGAACTGGCACACAGGAGTTTAAGATTCTCTCAAGAGTTTATACAGGTGGTAACTCAGTAGCAATTATTAATACAATATCAGGAACGCAATCTACAGTTGCTGCAGCGGTTTCTGGTGCGGGTCAAGTATCATCAGTAACAGTTACACAGGCAGGAACAAATTATAGAAATGCACCAACAGTATTATTTGACGATCCATATTACGGTATAATCGCAACTGTCTCAATTAAGACTCAATCTGCAACGAACTATGGAGCAAGTCAAACATACACAGGTATACAACAAAAGTCTATAGCAGGAACCAGTGCGACTGGTGCTGAATTTACGGTGGCCACGAACGGTGCAGGAACTGTTGAGACAGTAACTGTAACAAATGGTGGAACTGCATATAACATAGCAGACGATATTACAATATCTGGAGCAGACTTAGGTGGAAGTGATGGTGCTGATGATTTAGTCATAGAACCAGTTACAATGACATTCAATGATGTCGTCCAAACTAAGACATTACTAGATGCAGCAATAGACACTATAACTGTAACGAACTCTGGATCTGGTTATCTATCTGCACCTACTATCAGTGCACAAGGTGGTAATGGAATCAACTCTTCATTAAATGCATTGATATCAAATCAAGGTGTATCTCTTATTAATATTGAAGCTGGTGGACAACAATATCAAAGTCCTCCAATAATCAATATTGAGCAGAAATCTGGAACTGGTGCATCAATACTTCTTAAGTCATCAGATATGGGTGAGATATTGAAGATTGGTGGTGAGAACATTACATTTAACTACAGTCACGATAGAACACTAAAACCAAAGTTAAATACAACCTATAATTTACAATTAGTCAGAACTCAAGTTATTGATTATCTTGAAGTTGTAAATGGTGGTGCTAATTTTGTATCACAACCAGAAATCATACTTGATGGTGGTCAAGGTTCATTATTTGAGTTAGAACCAATAATACAGAACGAGATTATACAGGCAGTAGAGGTTAACAATTCTGGTAGAGGATTTACATCTGCACCTACAGTTAAGGCAAAAGTCAGTCATACATTTGTAGCACTTAACTCAAGTAGCACAATAAACTTCCCATATAACGCTAAGATTCCATCAGGAACCAAAGTTACTCTAGTAGAGTCATCTGGAACTCTTCCAGAACCATTAGTAGCAGGAACAACATATTTTGCTGTAGCAGCAACTACTGCAAATGGATTAGCAACTAATCAGATCAAATTAGCAACATCTCTTGCTAATGCAAACACTGAGACTACAATTTCATTTACAAGTCCACCTTTAGGCGATCCACTTACAGGTCAAACTTATTTCCTTCTTGAAACTACAGATTTAGGTGACAATATCATTGCATACATGAAACCAGCTACTTTCTCTATTGGAGAGAGAATATATCAGGGTGCATCTAATACATCATTTACTGCATTTGGATTTATTAAGAATTGGGATGCATCAGGTCGTGTTGTTAGTGTTGAACTTATAGAAGGTGACTTTGTAGTTGGCGAACCTGTATTTGGTGAAGAGTCTGGTGCGTTTGGTCAGATACATGCATTTGATAGAGCAGATGCTGAATTTATCGTATCACCAATTAGCACATCATCTGCAAACTGGGAGAAGACAACTGGATTCTTAGATCTTAACGAACAACGTGTATATGACAGTAATAGATTCCAAGAATTCTCATATAACATATCATCTTCAATTAATATTAATAGTTGGAAGAATCCACTTAAGTTTGCAGCACACCCTGCAGGATTTAAGGTAGTTGGAACACAAGTATTACTATCAAGTGTCAAGAAAGAGTTTAGACCAAGATCAACTTCTAATCTCAACCCAAGTAGTCAATTTGATTGGTGGTCACCAAATACAAATACTCTTGGCACAACATTTAATGGAACAACCTTCATAACACCAAAACCATCTGCTAAGAATACTGGTAAATTATCTAAGATTAGTAACTTTGCATTATCCAAACCAGATTACACTGCATTAGTTCCTACAGAGGTTTCTATCTACGGAAAACAGTTATTAGACGTTCAGAAGATCTTATCTTGTATCTCATATAAGATTGATGATATTAGCGACAGGACATTAACATTTGACGGATCTAGCACTACTATTGTAGATAGTATCAATGATAGAATTACAATTACTAATCATGGTCTTCTAACAGGACAACAAGTAACTTACTTCTCTGGTGGAGATAGATTCTTAGATGCTAGAGATTTAATCGTCAATAACATTGATTATATTGTAGAAGAGACAATTGGTTTCTTAAATGCTCTATATCCATCACTAACATACGATCAAGCAAAATGTGCTAGAGATACTAGACTTGTAATCGCAGCATGGACAAATGATCTTAAGTATGGTGGTAACTACTTTAGTGTGGATGCTGCACAACAATATACTGACGGGACAGGTATTCAACACGTAGCTGGTGAAGAGGCAGAAACAATATATGCATTTAATAAAGCAAGAGACTTATGTTTATTAGCAGTAACTAACGATCTTCCAGTAGGAACATACACAGACATAGTTCCACAAACAGATCTAAGTATTACTAATGATTCTGGTGGTTGTGCTGATGTCAAGAGTGCTATCACAATCTTTGCAGGAATAGTTACAGGTGCTATCGCAGATCCTACTGCTGCACTACCTACTATCAATGCAGGGAATTATCCAAACAACAGAGCTGGCACACCTATTGGTGGACTTACAAATGCTAGTAAGTATTTTGTTAAAGTTGTAGATGCAAATACAATAGAATTAGCATTAACAGACGGTGCAACCTCAATAGATCTAACATCACAAGGATCAGGTGTAGGACATACACTAAGATGCTTTATAGACGGTATCAATGACTCATTTGCAGTAAGAGTTGATGGTATTGACATAGGAACTAAGATCGGTAAGACTGCAGCAACATCACAATTATTATTAGCGATAAATGGATTGATTGCAAACCCTGCTACTTACACATTTGCAAATAACGTTGTAACATTTGTTACTCCACCATTATCAGGCAGTAAAGTCCTCGCAATGTATTTTGATCGTTCTGATTACACTAGTTCATTTGTATTAGATCAGATTGGAGATGAGATAAAAACATTTGGTGCAATCACAGGTGGTAGTGGGTATAGCGATGGCGTATACACTGCAGTGCCACTTAAGAATAGATTAGGTTCTGGTGTTGGTGCAACTGCTGATATTACAGTTACTGGTGGTAAAGTAAGTGGTGTCGTTCTCAATGCAGCTGGTAATGGTTATACAGACAATGATGTATTAGCAATATCTGATCCTCGTGTTGGAGAACAATTAGTCAAACACTTCATTCCATCAACCGCAACATATGCTCCTGCATCTGGTGAAATGGTATTGACCATAGGTTCTGGACATGGTTTATCAGCACCTAGCACACATACACCTACAGGTGCGACATACGATCCTAATACAGGTCTGATGGTGGTAACTATTAACGATCATGGATTTGTAAATGGAGACTTTGTTAAGTTTGCAGATGGTGCGATTAAATTTAGTTGCACATATTCTGGTGGTGGTAATGACGATTATCCTCGTTCTACAGATTATGCATCAGACAGATGGTTAGAAGCATTTGATTGCACTACAAATACATTTACAGTTCAAGTTCTTGATACTATTCCTTCTACAAACACTGATCCACATACATTCGTATCTGCGGTAACAAACAGCGTTAAGAAGGCAGTATCTACAGTAAGGATTGCTAACGAGTCATTACAGTTCAGTTGTAACTATGGTGGCGGTGGAACTGCATCATATCCACGTCCTACAGATCCTATTGGAACTCAAGGCAAGATGAAAGATGTTCCTGTTGAAGCAGTGGCAACCACAACAATTACTGTTAACGCATTGAATGGAACAGCACCTACAAACACTGACGCACATACATGGGTAGGACTCTCAGCATACCAGTTCCAACCAACAGATATTGCTTACACACCATCTACAGGTGAGATGGTTCTTACATTGAATGGTCATCCATTAATTAAAGGTGACAGAATATTCTTTGCTAATAATTCACTAACATTTACATGTGGTTTAGATAATAACCAAACACAGCACACATATCCTAGAGTTGGAGATCCATCAGAAGGTGCATGGCATACTATTGACGCTGTAACTGCAAATACATTTACTGTCAACGTAGGTGTATCATCTGATACATCAACTCATACATTTGTGAGTGCCACTTCTACAGCTGTCACAAGGGCAGTTGTCAGTTACGGTGTTTACAAATACAGCAAAGTTGCAGACGCAGGAAACTTACTTAGACTTAATCAAAACTTTATTGCTACAACTGCATACGGTAGAATGCAAGCAGCAAACCCATCTTTCTCTGCTGTCTACAAAACCAAATGTGTTCGTGATACAAACTTACTAATAGATGCAGTAGCAGACAACGTAGAGTTTGGTGGAAACGATGCAACATACGATGCTGCTAACTTCTATGTTGGAACAGTTCATCTAGGTGGAGAAGAAGATGAGTCTGTAGAAGTATTCAATCATGCTAGAGATATTTGTCGTCAGGTCATGCGTAACCTAACAGTTACTACAAATGGTGATACTGTTGGCACACAAATAAAAGATAATACTATTAGTAATGATTCTGGTAGCACATCATACTCCGAGGCATGCTGTGTTGATACTGCATCAACAATATCTACATTGTGGGCGATTGTAACTCAGGCAGTAGGAACTACAGCGGGTGGTAGTGGAAACTTGAACGGTATTACTAGAACAGCATCAACACAACCATTCTTCCAAGTTGATGTCGGTAGCGTAACCTTTGATGGACAAGATGCAGTATTTACTACATTGTCTGGTGGATCTACACAGATATTACCACCAAGTGATAACTTCTTGATATTCTTGAATAGCACATTACAAATCAAAGGAACAACTGATGCATACACATATACAGGTAGCACACTTACATTTACAGAACCACCTCTAGCTGGTATGGACTTCTTTGGATTCTACTTTGGTAAATTGACTCAATTAGATCCTATCGAACCATTCTTTGATAGTAAGAAGAAAACATTTACTATGAAAGAGAATACTGAACCATTCTCTCTAGAAAGTGACAACGCTGCAGTTCAAGCACAAAATAACTTGATTATATTCCTCAATGGTGTATATCAGGAACCTGGCGTAGCATATAACCTAACAGGATCTATCATAGAGTTTAGTGAGGCACCTAGAGCAGGATCTGATTGTATCCTATTCATCTATACAGGTAGTGCAGCAGATATTCTAGTAAGTAACACATACAACGCTATTGATCCAGAAGACAGAGTTAAGATTTCTAGTGAAGGTTCTGATCGTCTTGTCGCAGCTGTCTCAAGTTCGACTACTATTGATAGTTACGAATATACAGGTTTGAAACCAACTGTTGCTGAGTTTTCTGCAACTGTAACTGGAGGACAGGTAACACAAGTCAATATTACTAATCAGGGTTCTAACTATGAGGTTCCACCTATTCTAATATTCCAAGGTGGTGGTGGAGAAGGTGCGTCTGCTGAGACTACAATTGAGACTGGAAGTGGTAGAGTTTTATCAGTCATAAATCTAAAGGGTGGTGCAGGATATACTAGTGCTCCTACTGTATTAGTTGTTCATCCTCTAGATCTAGAAAGAAAACAAAGAAATAGAATCATATCTAATTCATTGTCATTAGGAACATCTTACCTATCATCTACATTATCACAAGCGGGAACTACTATTAACTTGAAGAATGTATACTTTAATTCTTCTGAGAAGAATGGTTTCCCTGACGAAGGTGAAGTATTGATACCATTCTACAATACATCTGTTACTCCACCAGTATGGACATGTGAAAGAATATTGTATGGTTCTAAGGATGTAAGTGGTAATACACTAACAGTTGCAACAGGTGGTAGAGGTGCCGAAGGAACAACTGCTGCAGAGCATCCAGTCCTTACAGGAACTTATACTTCTAGCGGACTTTCATGCACAGTCACTACCTCTAGTAATCATAATTTAGTTACTGGTCAAAGATTCTATCTAGAATTTACTAGTGGCACTGGATTTGACGGAACATATATTGTTACCGTAACAGGAGCAACAACATTTACAGTTGAATTCCCATTCTCACGAACAACAAGTGGAAACGTTAGTCTCCTCCCAGAAGTTCGTCTAAGATCATTATAAATAACCAATAAAGCTTATATTGCGATGGCATTAGTTACAGACAATTTTAGAATATACGCTGCGGAAAGCTTTAGAGATACCTTGCAGACCTCAAATAAGGTTTATATGTTTGTAGGTAGAGCAAAGACTTGGGGTAGCACAGATGTGCCACCTACAGGGGAACCTCTTGATAGTTTCGAGTATGCGAGAACTTCTTACGGTGACTCTGTTGCTTTTAAGCGTGTTGACATATCCGATACTGCTCTGGTAATACCTAGAGTTGATTGGATAGATCCTACAAAAACCACTGGTGGCGTAGGAAGAACATATTCGATGTATAAACCTGATTATGCACCGACAAAAACTACTGCAAACGGTTCTTCTAGACTGTATGACAGTAACTTCTATGTTATGAACTCAGACTTCAATGTCTACAAGTGTCTTTATAATGGTGAAAGTCCTGACTTCCCAAGAGGACGCCCCTCATTGGTAGAACCAACAGGAACTTCAACAACTATTATTGAAACATCAGATTCACCTGGCGTATACTCTTATCGTTGGAAGTATCTTTACACTATTGACGCTGACAACATTCTAAAGTTTGTTACCTCAGAATTTATTCCTGTTTTATCAAACTCACTTGTAAAATCTGCAGCAAATGCAGGATCTGTGGATAGTGTTGTTATTGAGAATGCAGGATCTGGTTATAACAACGGAACATTTACTAATGTCCCTATTCGTGGTGATTACAATATTAATGGTGGAACCCAAGCATTATGCACAGTCATTGTGGTATCTGGTTCTGTATCTTCCGTGACAATTACACAAGCAGGATCTGGATATAGTTTTGCATCTATTGATGTAAGTCTTATTCCTAATATTGGTAGTGGACAAAATGCTAGTCTTGATGTTGTATTACCTCCTAACGGTGGTCATGGAAATGACTCTGTAAGAGAACTAGGTGCTTATCGTCTTATGTTTGCTAGTAAACTAGAAACTACTAGTGCGTTCATTGATTTCCCAAATGATTTAACATATAGAAGAGTTGGTCTTGTATTGAATCCTACTGATTACAACACTACAACAGTTTGTAGTCAAAATACTAGATCTGCTGTTAAAGCATTGATATTCCCACAGTCAGGTGCAGGAACACCTAGTGGAACATTCGTAGCTGGTGAGACTATCACTCAAGCATCTACAAATGCAAAAGGATTGGTTGTATCATATGATACATCAACAAAAGTCTTGAAGTATTATCAAGATCAAACAGATGGAACTGTAAATGGTGACGTAGTTGCTTTCTCTGGTTCTAATCAAATTACAGGATCTGCAAGTTCTTATACTGCAACTCCAGATTCAACCTTTGGAACATCTTCTGTTCCTCTAACACAGATAACAATTGGTGTATCTGTTTTTGAGTTAGGTTTATCATTTGTTGGAGGTTATGCCAACGAAGAAATTGAATTAAACTCAGGTGAAATATTATACCTAGATAATAGGATCCCGATCACTCGTTCGGTAGACCAAAACGAAGAGCTAAAAGTAGTAATTGAATTCTAAATGGCACAGAATACAAACCTAAACATAGCTCCTTACTTCGATGATTTCGACAAAAGCAAGGGGTTTTTAAAGGTTCTCTTTAAGCCTGGCTTCCCAGTCCAAGCAAGAGAACTTACAACGTTGCAAACTTTGTTGCAAGATCAGATAGACACGTTTGGTCAAGGCGTATACAAAGAAGGTTCTATGGTGGTGCCTGGTGGTATTACGTTGAATAAGAGTGTGCCATGTATCTTAATTCAAAATAATTACCTCAACCTAGACGTAGAAAATTATAGAACATCATTAGATGGACAGATTATTAAAGGATCTACATCTGGTGTTCGTGCACGTATTCTATTTTCTGTCAGTGCGACAACTTCTACAAGAAGTAACATAACATTCTATCTTAATTACTTACAAAAAGCAGAAGACAATACAACTAATACATTTACAGCTGGAGAAACATTTACTTGCGAAAGCGATATAACATATGCATCTACTACTATTGCAGCTGGAACGCCATTAGCACAGTTACTTAACTCATCTGCTACATCTACTGGATCTACTGCTAGTATTGGTGCAGGAATATTCTTCTCTAGAGGTTATTTCGTTAATGTTGCAGAACAAACAATTATATTAGATCAGTATGGGATTGATCCATCATATAAGGTAGGATTAAAAGTAGAAGAAAGAATCGTAACTGCTGATGAGGACGCAAGTTTATATGACAATGCTATAGGAAGCACAAACTTCTCAGCACCTGGTGCAGATAGGTTTAAAATTACACTAACATTAGTTAAGAAGTTATTAACAGCACCTAACTCTGCTGACTTTATAGAGTTACTTAGAACTAATACTGGTAAGATTGAGAAAAAGGTAGAACGTAGTGATCTAGGTTTTATCAATGATGTATTAGCAACTAGAACAAAAGAAGAATCTGGTAACTACTATGTTAAAAAATTCAAGGTAGATGCGAAAGAAAACTTAGATGATGGATTCAACGGTGGTGTATATCAATCTACAGAAACGACACAAGATGGTAACACACCATCAGAAGACAAGGTAGCGATACAATTATCTTCAGGATGTGCTTATGTTCAGGGTTATAGAACAGAAAGGTTATCATCAACATACAAAGATATAGAGAAACCAAGATCATTTGACACAGAGATGAACAAAACAGTCACCTCTGACTTTGGTAACTCTGTTTTAATGACAAATATTTACGAGGCACCTCGTTTATATGAAACTATTACATTTAGAGATCAAGCAACAGCAACACCTGGCTCAGCAGCGGGTGATGCAATTGCAACTGCAAGAGTTGCTAACTTTTCTTATGTTGAAGGATCTTTAACACCTGGCAATGCATCTACAGTATATCGTGCAAATCTTATTGACGTAGATTTCATACAAAAACTTACCATGACAGGTAGTGTTAGTGGATCTCCTGCTACAGGTGACCGTATGATAGGTCAAACCAGTGGTGCAGTAGCATATGAAGTGTCAGATAGTGGTAATGATTTGCTTGTCAATGGTGTAAATGGAACATTCGTAGCTGGCGAGGTTGTCAAGGATGCAGTTGGAGCTACTATAGGAACTATATCTAGTATCAAAAGATACAACATGGCAGACGTCAAACAGTATTCTTTCAATACTGGTGGTGGAACTGCTGATTCAGTATTAGATGTTAAGGTTATATTACCTGGCTCAGGTCCTATTTTATCAGGTCACTCTGCAGGATCTGCAACTATTACTTCTACGTTGTCTAACTTTGCGTCTCAATTGATAATAGGAGACATTGTAGAGTTCTCAAATAACGGTGCATCTCATAGAGCAAGAGTTACCGCTGTTACTGATAACTTTAATTTCAATGTAACTCGTCTAGGATCTACTACATTAGCTAATGGTGCATTGACTAGTGGTATTATAAGGACACGTCCAGAGATAAAAGATGCAGAGAAGAAGCAACTTCTTACACCTCTTGGATATGCAGCAGTAAAAAATACAAATAATAACAACACAGTCAACCCATCAGGACGTTTTAGAACAACTGTATCTGGTATAAGTGTTAGTGCGGGTAATGCAACTGCTACTGCAGGAGCAGGACTAAAGTGGATCAATGGGTCAGACAATGATGACTTTATTGCAATCGTAACTGCAGGATCAGATGCGGGTAAGATTTACTCATCTGGTAATGGATTTACTCTTAACGGTTCTAGTGCAAACGTAGATGCTTTATCACTAACAGGCATGTCCAATGCAACATCAATTGATGTTATTGGAACAGTTTCTAGTGCAGATAGATCTGGTAAGGCAAAAACTACAGAGAGAATGAAGGTTCTTAAGGTAGCTGGTTCTACAGGTAGTTCAAATGGATTATCACAAGTTAATGATGGTCATGGAACTAGAGTAGAGGATGATCTTATATCTCTTGGTTGTGCTGACGTATTTAAAATTAAGGCAGTATTTGAATCTACAAATGCAAGTGATCCTGTCATTCCACACTTCCAGTATACAAACTTACTAGGAACACTAGCAATAGATGACGTTATACAAGGAGATGCTTCTGGTTCAAGAGCAAGAATTGTATCTACTACAGGAAATGAGATATACTTTATTCCAATAGAAGATGATAAGTTTACAGATGGTGAGACTATTACAGCACCAAATGCTACACTTAAAATTCAATCAAATGGTATTGACTTAGGTTCTGCAAATGTTACAGATAACTTTGATCTTGATAATGGTCAAAGAGATCAGTTCTATGATTATTCTAGATTAGTAAGGAAAGCTGGAGTTGCAGCACCAACACATAAACTATTGATTATATTCGATAGATTCTTTACATCTAATGGTGTTAATCCATATACTGTTGACTCATATGCAGCATCAGATTACAAAATTATTCCATCATACGAAGGAACTCAACTTAGAGATGTTATTGATTTCCGTCCAATAGTTCCACAGGCACTATCAGGTAGTGGATCTCAAGCATCACCGTTTACTCTAAGTGCAACAGGATACTTTAACCAAGCATCTAGAGCATTTACAAATAACGAGACAGGATTGCCTGGCATCAGTGATACAACTACTTTAAGTTTACAGTATTACTTACCTCGTGTTGACAAACTATTCTTAGACAGTAATAGCATTATCTCTATTGTGAAAGGTGCACCTAGCACTAGACCACAACCTCCAGAAGATCTAGAGGATGCAATGTTACTTGCAACGATAACATATGTCCCATATGTCTTTAACGTTGAAGAAGATATCAGTATTGTAGAAACAAACTTTAAGAGATATACCTTCAGAGATATACAGGTATTAGAAGATAGAATTAAGACACTTGAATTCTATACACAGTTGTCACTACTAGAGAGTGAGACTGCAAATATGGAGATTAGAGATGCTAGTGGTCTTAGCAGATTTAAAAATGGTTTCATAGTTGATAACTTTGCAAGTCTTTCTACTGCAGATACATTACATCCTGATTATAGGGTATCTACAGATTTTGAAAGAGGACAAATGCGTCCTGCACACTATACAACACAGGTTCCTCTACAATACAGCACAGCATCACAGAATGTAAAACAAAATGATGAGGATATAATTACGCTTCCATATACATCTAGCGTTCTTGTAGATCAACCATATGCATCAGCTGTTGAGAATGTCAACCCATTTAACGTCTTTACATTTACTGGTGACGTTGAATTATATCCAGAGTCAGATAACTGGGTAGATACTAAGTCACTCAATCCTATTCAAGGTCCTGTTGTAGAAGGTAACTTCTTAACAACAGTCAGAGAATACAATGCAGACCAGAATGGTTTCTCTCCTATACATTGGAACTCATGGAAAACAACATGGACAGGAACTGATGTTCAGAGATCAGTAGGATCATGGCGTGGTGGCGGTGGTAAAGGTAGAACACAACGTCGTAGAACTATTACTACAACAACTACAACAACCACAAAACAGAGCAGAACAGGTATTAGATATAGAGTTACTCCTGTGATTGAACAGCAATCATTGGGTAGTAAAGTTGTATCAGTAGAGCATATTCAGTTTATGCGTTCTAGGAATATATCATTTACATGTCAAAAACTAAAACCAAGAACCAAGTTCTTTGCGTTCTTTGACAGCATTGCAGTTCCTAAGAAGTTAATTACACCTAAGATTATGGGTGTGATAAAAGATCCAAGCACTGATGCACAAACAAACAACATTCCATTCCAAATCGGTGAGACAGTTCATGTTAAAAAAGGAAACGGTAAATTCAGATTTAAGGCAAGAGTATCAGCTCCTAACGAAAATATTGCAATCAATCCTATTGATGGCACTGACATAAGCACAACAACTGACTACACCTCTAACTTGACCTTTATCAATATTGATACTAAGTCACTTGCAGATCAAGTCAAAGGTAACTACTACGGATCACCTAAGATCAATGATTACTTAGTTGGTGAGACTAGTGGTGCAGTTGCAAAAGTATCAAACAAAGATTTGATTACAGACAAGAAAGGTAATCTTAGAGGTTCATTCTTTATTGATGCACCTAATGTAGAAGGCAACGTTAAGTTTAAGACTGGAACAAAACTGTTCAGACTTAGTGATACATCTAATGACAGTAGAGTTGTTGGTGTATCTGACTCTAGTGGTGAAGCAGAATTTAGTTCATCAGGTATCTTACAGACTACACAAGAGACTATTATATCTGTAAGAAATGCAAGAGTTACATCTGAGGATCAGTTTGACGCTAGAACATTAGTTAATGTTACATCTGAATCAAGAGATGAGACTAGATGGTGTGACCCACTAGCACAAACATTCTTGATTGACGACTCAACCCTTGAGGGTGGTGTATTCTTAACTAAGATTGATATATTCTTCTTTACTAAGGATCCAGAAATCCCTGTAGCATTAGATATCAGAACTGTAGAAAACGGTAACCCAACACAAACAGTATTACCATTCTCTAAGGTAGTTAAAGATGCAGAAGATGTATTTACATCAGCTGATGCATCTAAACCAACCACATTTGAGTTCAAAGCACCTGTCTACATTCCACTTCTAAAAGAATGTGCAATGGTATTGACATCAGATTCCAACCAATACAAAGTATTCATCTCACTTCTAGGTGAAGATGCTATTGACGCTGCACACGTTGGAGAGAAAATATCTGAACAACCATATATCGGTGTCTTATTCAAGTCTCAGAATGCGTCTACTTGGACTCCTTCTCAGTATGAAGACTTGATGTTCAAGATTTACAGAGCAGAATTTACATTACCGACAACAGCAGCACCATCTAAACTTATCCTAGAGAACGGTGAGTTAGGTGAAAGCAATGGTGGATTCTTGAATCTAAGAAGAAATGCACTTAAGACAACATCTGGTAGTGACTTAATCAGAGTATTCCATAGTAATCATGGTATGCAATCTGGATTGAACTACTTGAAGATGAGTGGCGTTATCTCTGAGGTGGCAAACAGCACAACTGCAGCACAGTTAAGTAGCACAGGAACATCTATTGAGATTGCAGAAAACAATGGTTTCCATACTACTATAGGTGGTAGTTCAGTAAGTTCATCAAATCCTGGTTTCATTAGAATACTAGGAACTGAAGAAGACGGTAGTGGTGATGAGATTATCGCATACTCTGGACTTAGTGGCACAAATAACAAAGTTGTCAACTTTATAACAAATGGTAGAAACCATACTGGAACATCAGGATCATCAACTGGTAAGATACATGCAGCTGGTGCTATTGTAGAATGCTATAACTTTGACGGTATACCTCTTACTAAGATCAATAAGACACATAGTAGTGGTATTACTTCTATCAATAGTCCTCACAGTTACAACTTACAAATATCTGGTGTAAATGCAGGAACTGGTATACAAGGTGGTGGAGCAAACATCGTTGCATCACAAAACGTTCCATGGGATGTCTTATCTCCACAGATACAGAGTCAGGTAGAACCTCGCACTAGCATCATTGCTAGAGTTCAAGGAACCAGTGGAACATCTTGCGGACCTTTCCCTGCTAACGTTACAGCAGAGACATCATTTATTAAGGACAGTGACTTCCAAGAAATATCTCTCGGTGAGGAGAATTACTTCCCTGCTACAAAGATAGTTGCAAACCAGATCAATGAGATCAACAGAATGAATAGTGTTAAGTCATTGACACTTGAATTAAATCTTGATTCTGAAGTATCACACCTATCTCCTGTCATTGACTTGACTAGATGTGACGCTATTACAACAGGAAACGTAATTAACAACATAGAACCATCAGTAAATGTCGGTGGAGAATGTGCTGCTAACTACATTACTAAGGTTGCACGACTAGAGAAGAGTGCTTCTGGATTGAAAGTAATGCTCGCAGCAAACGTTTGGAGTGACTCTAAGATTAGAGTGATGTATAAATTGATACCAGCTGGTTATAGTGACAACCTAGATGAATTACCATTTGAGTTCTTTAACACAACAGGTATTCCAGACTCAGGTGAATTAGTTCCTAACAATGACCTAGAGACATTTACAGACTATGAATACACAGTTGAGGATGTAGAGGCATTTGAAGGTTTCCAGATCAAGATAAGTTTACTCAATCATGCACAACCATATATACCAAGAGTCAAAGATTTCAGAGGAATCGCTCTAGCATAATGGAAGAACCAATTGAACTACTCCCTGTTGAGGGTCATACGACTCTTGGCAGGGATCCTACGTCTAATGCAATACTTAATACTGACACTTCGCAGTATGATGCATATATCAAGGCGAGAGAACTTGCAAAGAAAAAAGATAAAACATTAGAAGACCTCAGAAAAGAACTAGATGAGGTTAAGGCACTTCTGACAACCCTAGTGGAGAAGAAGGATAAATAAAGTTAAGCTAAATATTATATGGGAATTCTTTAAAGAATGGCAAGTGCTGTATCCAACTTAATAATATATCAGGGTTCTGACTTTATCATTGACTTTACAGTCGAAAATGATAACGGAACGGATTTTGACCTGACTGGATATTCGGCAGCGTGTTTGATTAAAAAGCACTACACAAGTAGCACTTCACAAACAGTAACTGCTGCAGTTTTATCTCCTGCTACAAGCGGAAGAGTTCAACTATCTTTGACTAATTCACAGACCGCTGCTATGAAGAGTGGACGGTTTGTATACGACGTTGTAATAACTTCTGGATCTGGCATTAAGTCCAGAGTGTTAGAAGGATCGGTAAGCGTTCTTGAGGGAGTAACACTTTAAATGGCAAGACTAAGATTTGGAGACCAATCAGTTCCAAGAGTCACACGTGTCGCTACAGGTGGTGGCGGTGGCACGATTGGCGGAATGTCAGACGTAGATTTGACAGACACATCACAAGGTGGACTAGCAAACGGATCAGTGCTCGTGTATGACGCGACAAGCACAAGATTCATCGCTACAAACGTATTAAACGACATAACAATTAATGGGGGTAGCTTCTAATGGCATCGAATATCCTGATAAAAAGGAGCACAGGTTCTACAGCACCTGGCACTATTACGTTCGGTGAGTTAGCCGTTACTACTGGTGCAAATGGAACGCAAGCAAATGCGGGTGACAGACTATTTGTTGGAGATAACAATGGTGCTGCACAGATTGTAGGTGGTAGATACTTTACAGATCTACTGGATCATGTGCATGGCACACTTACAGGTAGTTCTTCAGTTATTGTAGATAGTAACTCGAAGATAGACCAATGGTTAGTAGATGACATTGAGTTAAATGCTAACGTAATCACAACTTCTACAACAGACGCTGATCTTATTCTTCGTGCAAATGGCACAGGTAAGATTGTAGTTGAAGATGGACAGGAAGTAGAGTTTGGAACTACAGGAGACATAGAACTCTCATTTAATGACTCAGATGCAGTTTTAGACGTCAAGCGTGTCGCGGGAACTCCCGACTTGCGTATCGCTGACGATATGAAACTAATCTTTGGTAATAACAAAGATGCTTCTATAGTATATGACGAGACAACAAGTGATAAACTAAAGATTGATGGTGCAGACATTGAAGTCGGAACCACATCAACAAGTAAGGTAAACTTTGCAAATACCACAGATGCTTCTAACGTAGCAACTGCGGGTGTTACATTTGCAGGTGGTATCGGTGTTGCAGCAACAGCATGGATCAAAGATCTACAAGTTGACGACAATGCAACAATCGGAACTGCAGCTGGTGACTCACTTACAGTTAACTCAACAACCACATTCCAGAATGGTGTAACCTTTAATGGTCAAACAAACATTTCTGGTAATACACAACAGACTGGTTCTATTGAGATTGACAATCTTAAATTAGATGGTAACTCAATTACAACTATCAACTCTGTTACAGAATTAATACTTGACCCTGACCCTACAACTGATGCGGGTGGTCTTGTTATTATTAAAGGTGACCTCCAGATTGATGGAACCACAACTACAGTGAACTCTGCTTCAATGTCAGTTAACGATCCTACAATTGAATTAGGAGATCCAACAACTCCTGTCACACTGACTGCATCTGCAGCTGGTGGACAAAACCAAGTTGTTGTGGATGTTGTAGATCAATTACAAGTTGGTGACACAGTTACCTCCTCAGTAACTGGTATTCCTAGTAACACAACAATTTCTGCTATTAACGTAGGAACAAAAACACTTACTTTAAGTAATAACCTTTCACAAACAATGGCAGATGACTCTGTTCTTGTTACTGTGAGTGGTGCTGATGATCAATTAGATCGTGGTGTTAAGGTTCACTACAATGCTTCTGGAACTAACAAGTTTGGATTCTTCGGTTATGACCGCACAGGTGGTGCTGATGGATTAGGTGCATGGACATTCATTGAAGATGCAACAGATACAAACACTGTATTCGGTGTCACAGGTAACCGTGGAACCGTATTACTAGGTGATTTAGAACTTGATACTGACCTTGAGGTTCAGTATGGTGGAACTGGAGTAGGGACATTTACCTCAAATGGTATTGTCTATGGTGCAGGAACAAGTCCTTTACAGGTAACTGCAGAGGCAAACATGGCATCACCTGGCACAGGATCTGATGCAACAACATCTTTCCAAGTATTGACGGTAACTGCAGGAGGCGTTCCTGTATGGACTGACACTATCGACGGGGGAACGTTCTAAAACTTATTTGAATTATGGACGCAAAAATTGTTATTTCTATACTACAAAAGAAAATTTCTGAATTGACACTGATAAATGTAATGATGGAGGCACAAATCCAAGATTTACAAACTCAGTTAAATAGTATGAATACTGACCAACAATCTGAGAATGCTCTAGATGGCAACGAGAATCAAGCTAAAGAGATCGACGACAGCAGCAGCAGTCCCGACGACTTCTAACCTAGAAGATGGTGAGGTCGCTCTTAATATAGCGGATAAAAAATTATACGCTAGAAACGGATCGAATATAATAGAGGTGGCAAACCAGAAACCCAATACGGGTGAGGTGGTTACTACCATGCTTTCCACTGACATAACGAATGGTCAGGGGAATACTTTCTATGTTGCTACAGTAGGTTCTAATAATGATAATCTTGCCAATGGTGGTGGTAATGGTAAACACCCAGACACACCATTCCTTACTATAACAAAGGCATTATCAGTTGCTACATCTGGTGATACAGTCATCGTTGCACCTGGCGAATACCAAGAGGCATTCCCAATGACCGTTGGTGACGGTGTAACATTGCGTGGAACTAATTTAAGATCAACATCTGTAAAACCAACAAGCGGAACTAACGATAATAACGCATTTATATTATCTGGAGACTGTCATGTTTCCGACTTAACAATCAAAGATTTTTTCTACAACAGTGGTGCTGATGAAGGATATGCATTTGTTGTAGTATCAAACATGGACTCTACACAAAGTCCATATCTAGAAAGAATAACAGTATTAACAAAAGGTAGTGTAGTATCTGGATCTGATCCTTATGGATATGCACAAGGAGATGCAGGACGTGGTGCTAAATTAGATGGTGCAAACTTAGCATCTGCATCACAACACGGTTCTGTGTTGTTTAATGAGTGCACATTCATTACACCTAATCAGGTTGGTGTAAAGGTCACTAATGGTATGCGTGTAGAGTGGTTGAATTGCTTCAACTATTTTGCATCTATCGGTATACAAGGTATCCAAGGTGCTACTGGTAGATCTGGCACAGGTCAAACAAGATTAAAATTAGGTGGAACATCAGGAACATTCTCTACATCAGAGGTCACATACCAGTTAGAGAATAGTTTTCAGTCAGGAACTTATGCAAGATCTAGTGCTACAATCACACTGACAAGAACTGCACATGGTTTATCAACTAATGACTACATCTATGCAGATCATATTAGTGGTGCAGGAACTGATAACTTCTATCAGATTACAAAGGTAGATAATAATAGTTTTACATATACAGATAGTTCTGCATCTGGCACAACATCTGGTAACGTCACTTATAAGAAAGCAGTTGCACGTGGTGTAGTTGCGAGTAACGATGGCACATATGTATTCATTACTGGAAAGGGAACTGGAGAATTTGTAACTGTAAACAAATCAGCTAAAGTAACAAGTAGATTTGGTGACTCACAGTTAGATACAGCACAAAAGAAATTTGGAACAGCATCTATATTATTAGACGGAACGGAAGATAACGTAAAAGTTGCTACTGATGAAGACTTTGGATTTGGTTCTGCAAACTTCTGCCTAGAAGCATTCATAAGACCTGGCAGTGTAACAGGAACACAAAGAATATTTGACCTTAGAGATAATTCTGCTACAGATACAGCACCTACAATGTATCTTGATGGAACTACATTACATTATGCAGTAGGAAATACATCACAAATTAATGGTGGAACATTAGCAACAAACACATTCTATCATGTTGCAGTAGCAAGAAGTGGTGGCACAACAAAACTATTTTTAGATGGAACTGAGTTAGGCACATATACAGATGCTAATGACTACGGATCAACAAAACCATTAATTATAGGTTCTGATTATCAAGCATCTCCTACACAAGCATTTAACGGACATATTGATGAAGTAAGAGTAAGTAAAGCATCTGCTCGTTTTACTGCAGGATTTACTCCGACTACAACCGAATATGGTTCAGATATCAATACAGTGCTATTACTCCATGCTAATGGAACAGACGCCTCTACGACCTTTACAGACGTCTCTGGTGGAACATCTGATATTAGATCTAATGGTGGTGATACTGCTACATCTGTTATCACTGCTGACTATTCTCAGTTCGGTGCTGAGATGCGTTCAGTTGCATCTGCATGTGTATACGGACAGAAGGGTGTTCAAGCGGATGGTTCTGGTGTAAAACTTATATTGACAGCACATAACTTTGGTTATGTTGGTTCTGGACAAGACTTTACAAATGACCCATCACTTGCAATTCAGAATAATGAGGTAGAAGAACTTAATAGTGGTAGAGTATTATATTCATCAACAGACCAAGACGGTGACTTCCGTGTTGGAGATGCATTCTCGGTAGACCAAGAGACAGGTAATGTATCATTTGCTGCTACATCAACAGCTCAGTCTGCTGCAAACATCACATTAAGTGACTCAACTGGAACAACTAACATATTCCCTGCGTTTATTGAGACTGGTAATTTAAGAATTGCGGGTAACAGTATTACATCTACTACAGGTCAGGTAATCGTTGACCCCTCTGGTGAAGAAGACTTTGTTGTTAACGCTGAAACAATCGTTAAAGAGGCAGTTTACTTTGACGTTAACAAATCAATATCATTTGGTAGTAATGTTCAAGGTGCTCTAAAAATTGCAGGATTTGGTGGATCTACAGTATTTGGATCATCAGAAGCTGCTAACTTCTCTACTAGATCATTCGTTGTTCTTAAGAACGGTTTAGGAACTGTAAACTTAACAGGAGAAGGATCTGGATATACAGGTGGTGCACAACCAGTAGAGGTAACAACCAACCCATTCCAAATTGCTACAGCAACTTGCACACTGACAACAACAGGTGCATTGAAAGAAATTACATTATCAAATAGAGGAAATTTATATACAATTGCACCTACTGTATCATTTACTGGTGGTGGTGAGGTTTCTGCAGGAACAGCAACCGCAACACTAGGACAAGCGGGTGTTCTACAATCAATTACTATACAAGCGGGTGGATCAGGATATGCAGGACCTACAGGAACTGTAGCTGCTCCTCAACAAAACCAGTTCCAAGCAGATGCATCTTACACAGATGCAAATAGCGTTTCTCAACCCGTAGTATCTACAGCAAATAATACAATCTACATTCCAAACCATAGTTTTGAAACTGGTATGGAGATGACATTTGACGCTACAACGTTAGATGCAGCTGCAGTCGCACCTACTGGTCTTACAACTGCAACAACATACTATGCAATTCGTGTAGACAAAGATTTGCTAAAAGTTGCAACAAGTTTATCGAATGCTAATAACGGAACTGCTCAGGGATTATCTGCCGTTGGATCTGGACAAATGTTCTTCCAAGGTAGAACTGCAACAGTCAACGTCTCACAAACAGGTGGTGTTGTTGATGGATTTACAATCACTGATGCAGGATCTGGTTATCAAAACTCTCCAATTATCACTATTACAGACTCAGGAGCAGGAACTGGTTGTGTCGTAGCAACTGACTTATCATTCTCTGTAGATTCAATTGTAGTTGGTGGCGGTGGAGAATACACATCTAACCCAAGTGTAACATTAACAAATGTGCAGGGAGATACCACAGGACAAAATGCTGCTGCTAATGCAACTATTGGATTCTCAATAGACACAGTAACCTTAACTGGTCAAGGTTTAGGATATAGAAACTTACCATCAGTCGTTCCATCAACAGGAGATGCTACACAAGATGCACAATTTGTTGCAGTCTTAAATGAGCAAGAAGGTAGAATATCATCTCTTTCTGTTACAGACGTTGGATTAGGATATACATCTGCACCAACTCTTACATTTACAGGTGGTGGTGGAATCGGTGGAACATTACAAGCTGACATCCAATCACTTACTGGAAACATAACTGCCTCTGGATCAGGATATACAGCAGGGACATATAACAACATTGCATTTACTGGAGGAAGTCCATCAGTTACTGCTACTGCTGATTTCGTAATTCCTGGTTTTACTGGAACTATAACAAGCGGTGGATCTGGATATACAAACGGAACTTACACACTCAGTTTTAGAAACACACCAACTGCAACTTACACAGTAACAGTTGTTCAGAGAGATAGATTATCAATCTCTAGTGTTACTGGAACATTTGCTGTAGGAAACACTGTAACTGGTTCTGTTTCTGGTGCAACTGGAACCATAACATACGTTGCAAGTGACAATAGTTTCTTATATCTTAGTGGCGTATCTGGAACATTCCAAGATGCTCAAACAGATACTGTAACAAATGGAGCTGGTGCGTCAGCAGTATTAGATACTTTACAAGGTGGCGTTAACAGATATGTAATAGACACAAGTGGATCTGCAGAAGAAGCACCATCATTCACATTATTAGATAACAATACATATCGTTTTGATACTAGTGATGCTTCAAACGCTAACCACCCACTAGTAATTACACCTGTTGTTGGTATAGCAACAAGACAATATAGAACAGCAGGAACTGCAGGATCTTACTTCGAGGTAGTTGTTGGATCTGCATCATCAAACTCAACATCAACAACATATACTTGCTCTGTTCATGGTATACAGATGTCCGAGGACTCTACAATTACCATTGCAGCTGGTGCATTAGGTGATGCGGGTGATCAGATGACTGGAACCATAGTCATCTCTGGTGGTTCAGTAACTTCAGTCACAGTCGTGACACAAGGAACAAACTATGCACTAGGTGATGTATTATTAATAGACGCAGATGATCTTGGAGTAAGTAGTGGTGGATCTGGATTCCAATACACTCTTAATGCAAATACCACTGGTATCACTGCGGTAAATAACATATCATTAACAGGATCTGGATATAATGTCGGTGATGTTCTTAGTGTTGATGATTCAACAGTTGGTGGTGGAGGTGGATCTGGTTTCCAATACACAATCACTAAGGTAGGTTTCTGCACAGCAGTTACTGTAACATCTGGAGGATCTGCTTTTGAGGCATCTGACACACTAATATTAGGTGATGTTGGTGGTGCGGGTGTAGCACAAGGATCTGGTTTAACCGTAACGATTGGATCTATTTCTAGCGTCAAACAGTTAGAAATGAACCAAGAAGGTATTCTAACATTAGGTCAAGCTGGTCAAAGTCAATTAATATTAAATCCTGATGGTGGTATCGGTGCTGCTTCTTATACAATAGCATCATCTGGTAACGCAACATTTACTGGTGTTCAAGGAACCGTTGCAACATTTACTGGAGTATTTTCTGCTCAATCTACATCTGGATTTACTGGATTAGCAACATTCAATGGTGGTCTTACAACTGTAGGAGCAACAACATTAGTTCAGACAACTGCAAAACTTGCAGATGGAACTGCAGCTGCACCTACATTAGCATTTGATAACTCAACTCAAACTGGTTTATTCAGACAAGGAGCTGACTCCATCGGAATATCAGTAGCAGGAGTTGAGAAATTTAGATTAGATGCAAATGGATTTGATACACCAACATTACAAGTAGATGGCACTGTAGGAAATACAGACCCATTCTTTAAGGTTGACCCATCAGCAAATAGTGTAGTAATAGGTCCTGCAACAAATCAATTATCTTTAGACAATACAAATACATTAAAATCTCTAGGATCAAATATTGATATCCCACTAAACTTTGAAACTAAGGGTGGTGGAGATTTTGTATTTAAAGGTGGAACTGATAAAGCATTTAACATTACTGATGGCACATCTAATGTTGTATCAGTTGACACTGCTACAGGAACTGCATTATTCAGTGGAAACTTAGATGCGGGTAAATTACGTATTAGACAAAATGTAATACAAAACAATAGCACAGGTGCAGTTAGAGCATTTGGTGAAGTTGTTGCAGTAACAATCACAGGAAGTGGATCAGGATATACAAACGGAACTTATACAGCAACAGCAACATCATCAACTGGTGGTGGAACTGGACTTACATTAACAATTACAGTATCTGGAGGAGACTTCTCTGCTGCAACTATTGTTGATAAAGGTCAAAACTACGCAGTCGGTGATACTGTCACAGTTGCTGCAGTAGGTGGTGGTAGTGGTAGATCAATCACCATATCAGATATTGATGGTCAAGGTGTAGTATTGAAACCATCAACAGGATCTAGTGTCTTAGTTGACTCTACTGGATCTCTTGTAATTCCATCTGGAACTACAAACCAACGTCCTAATGTATTAGACCGTGTTACAGGTGCTATCAGATTCAACTCTACACAGTTGCAGTTTGAAGGTTTCAACGGAAATGACTTTGTTTCTCTTGGTGGTGTTCGTGACGTTGACCAAGATACTTACATATTAACTGAGTCTGCTCCTGCAGCTGATGAAGATACATTTGAATTCTATAATGCAGGATTTAATTCCTTATCAATAGACAAAGACAGATTTACTCTTAAGACAACTAGAATAATTGATGTTAACGGGGTATTGAATATCAATGGAACAATCATTGGACAAGATACTGTTGACTTTAAAGCATCTGATGCATCTATTGCAAAAGTTAGATCACAAAAAGATTTAGAAATTACAGGCGGTCTTAGACTAAGAAATGTAGGTGTTAGAGGAACAATTGCAAGTATTGGAACTATCACATCAAGTAGTGGAGCATATACAGCATCACAAACTTATAGTGGAACATCATCTACATCAACAATTGAAGGAACTGGAGCAACATTTGATGTTGTCATAGATGGATCTGGCAATGTGTCTAGTATTTCTATTGCGAACGGAGGCACAAACTACGAAGTTGATGAGACAATAATCATTAACGGTGGTGATCTCGGTGGAACATCTCCTGCAAATGACGTTTCATTCAAGGTTGCATCATTGAGTAGCACAACTCCTGCTCTTGCTCGTATGGATGTCTTGCAACAAGACTATGTTACACAATTAGATTCAAAACCATTCCTTGACCTTGATGCAAATGGTTCTGAAGCAGGATTTAAAATCAACCGTGGTTGGAACGGAGGAACAACAGACTACTTGACTATATTTGATTCTACAGCAACATTTGTGGAATTAGATGACTGTCGTGTGGAAGGTGGTCAATTATCATCATTCCCATCATCTGCAAGTATAGTTGCATTTGATAAGACTGCATTTAAAGGTGCAAAAACACTTGTAACTATTGAGAGTGATGACGGTAAAGTCCACATGCTTGAGGTTACAGTCGTCTGTGCTGCAGCAGGGACAACTGCACATGCAACAGTTACTAACTCAGTAACTTCTGACAATAATTTGGTGGATGCAAGTATTAGTGTTGTTGGTAGTAACGTTACTATCTCACTAAACAAATCTAGTGCTGCGACATCATCATCAAACTTCACTGGTAGGTTCACAACTACAAAGGTGAAGGTATAAATAACCTCTAGGTAATCTAAGACAATGCCCGTAAAGAATTTTTCATCTATAGGAGGATACGCAGTAGATGCTACTGAAGTATTAGACACTTCTAAAGCTCTGAAAAACATATCAGCAATGCACATGGTGAGCAATCACTTTACTGATGCAAACAAAGATATATTCATTCTTAAAAGACAAACAGATGCTGCTAATAACACACAGCAACTATCATTAGATGGAACCACACCTCTTGCAGGAAACACACCACCATTAGCAAACGACTCTGTTGCCTTTGCTAGTGCTACAGTTTTTGGACAAGAGACGACGACAAATATATATGTTTATGCAGCAAAATTTGACCTTGTAATTACTACGACAGCTGGAGGTATTCCTACCGTTGCTTCTGAAAGGAAGATCATCGTTAGAAACAATCCACCAGGTCAGGAAACATGGAATGTAGTGCCATTTGCCACACAAATTGGGGCAGCACCATTCTTTACATTCCAAGTCTCAAGTGTGACAACCTCATCCACTGTTTTGTGGATAGGAAACTTAGAATTAACAGTCGTATCATAACCTTATAGGAACGAAATGAGTTTTCAGATTAATACCGACCAACAAAGGATTGAAGCATCTGGGTCTAAAGCGACGGGGAATTGGGTCAACGCCACCTACAGTCGAACTTCTGCGGGTGTTGGTAATATAGTTACTGTTGCACACGGTATCATAGGGACAGAAAAATTATACATTGACTTCACAAGTGGTGGTGAGGTAGATGGAGAGTTTATAGTAACTAAGGTAGATGACGATAATTTAAGTTTTGTAGGTTCAGCAAATAGTGTAATTACAGCGGGTGCGACTCTAGCATATAAAAGAGTTCGTTCATTAAGTATTCAAGGAGATGAGTCACTAGAAATCTCAGTAGGAACTGGTGCTCTAGAGAAAGATGCAATATATATTGACAAAAATGCACAGGAAAACGTTAGGGTTGGTATCAATACTAACGATCCTCAGTTTGAGCTAGACGTTGAGGGACAGATTAGAACGACTCGTTCTATCATTTCTGATACTGCACAGGTTACAAACCTTGATATTGACACTATCATCAACCCTGCGTTGAATCTTCGTGCTCCAAACTTAGTTAACTTTGAAGATACAGACGTTACAAGTCCTACTTTTGGCACAACATTCTTCCCAACTGCTGACACACCTCCTCTAAGTGATCAGTCCAGAAGGGTTGCTACCACTGACTTTGTATATAAAGTTGCTACTAATGACACTGGTGGTCGTGTATACGTATCACAAACCATTGGTAGTGATCTAAACGATGGTCGTTCAGCTGCTAGACCAGTCCAAACTGTTAAGAAAGCAGCACAAATTGCTTATGGTTTGCAGAAAGCAACACCCGATGCAAGTGATGAATACGTAACAATTATTGTATCTGGTGGTGAGTATCTAGAAGATAACCCAATATCACTACCTAGAAACTGTTCACTTGTTGGTGACAACTTAAGACGAGTAATTCTTAGACCAGCTAACCAAGATCGTCATATGATCAAGGCGTCTAACGAAACATACATCTTTGGTGTTGTATTCAGAGACGCATTACAGAACGCATCAGATCCACAAAGCACAGTAATCCATACATGGAAATTTGCGTTTGTATTTGATGACAAACAAAGATTATACTACGAACCAGAAGTAGAACAGATTCCTGCAATACCTGGCGATAAATTCCGTGGTGATAACATCTTCAGTATTACATTTAACAACCATACAGGTGACAATGTAACTTTACAAGTTGGTTATTTCCTACAAGGTGGATCATCAGGAACACAGGGTGTAGTTCAAGCTATTAACTTCACAGGTCCTGTAGCATCACCATACTCTACTGGAACTGTAACAGTATTGATTACGTCAGGCATTACCGACGTATTCCAAGACGCTGAAAAAGTATTTTATGATGCAACAGCACTTGCTAATATTATTACTGATATTAATAACCCAAGTGTATCAGATAGATTTGACGTTGTAGATGCTGAGTCATTAAGACCAGAATTAGAGACAATCTCTAACCAAATTTATCAGCATACTATTGATACTGAGAGAGAAACAGTAGCATTTAGAGGAAGCACTAACTTTATCAATACTACCACTGATAGAATTACAATTACTGGACACGGTTTTGTAACTGGTGATAACGTATTGTATGAAAAAGATGAGAATACAAACCCATTGCCAGGTTTAATTGATGGCACACGTTATTGGGTAAGAAAGGTAGATGATAATACTATCGAATTATATGACCTTGAAGCAAATGCAATTGCTAACACAACGATAACTCAGGGTAGAAAAGATATTACAGGTGTATCTCCTGATGATAAGTTCCATCAGTTAACAACTGGTAATGTGATGTTTGAAGACAATCACATTTATGTTACAAATCATCAATTTACAACTGGAGATGGTGTTGTATATCGTCAAGGTAAGATGGGCGGTATCGGTGGTCTTGTTGATGGCACTGCATATTTTGTTTATGTAGAAAGTCCTAACTGGTTTAGACTTGCTGCATCTGCTGCTAACGCAACACAGAAGGATGCATCGGGTGCTGATAATCCAATAACACTACCTCTAACATCTGCAGGATTAGGTTTCCAAAGATTTGAATTACAGACTAAGGTATTATCAATTACAACAATTGATTCATCTCTAAGCACTATATCAACCTACAACGGTCCTATATTCAATCTAGCGACTTCTGCTGCATCATCTGACTTCCACGATTATGAAGTTGGACAAGAAGTTAACATCTATGGTTTCCAGAATACTGCATTAGGATTTGGTGCATCACCAAACACAAGTTACACTATTAGTGGTGGTTTAATTACTGTTACAGTCACAGGTGTAGACAATACATTAACAAGTGCTTTATTTGCTAATCTAATATCATTAGGTCAAGCTGGTATTACATTTAACTTCCCTAACGCTGATGCAAGATTTAGTAAGACATATCATATTGGACAATTTGATCTAGGAGCTGGAACTCCTACACTTCCATCAAACTCTGATTTAGGTCTAGGTTATGGTCGTTATAATAGTTCTAACACTACAGTTACATTTGTATTAAAGCAAGCAAATATTGAAACTGCTAGTGATGTTACATCATCATCTGGAACTGGCGTTTCTATTCTTGATAACTTAGAAGATCTTAACGGTAGAAAATATATTACACATCGTATAGAACGTGCTGATGGTTTCTCACTACAGTTTGTTGTAAGAGCAAACCTATCACAAATTAGTGCTAGTCTCAACCCAACTGGTGACCAGTCTGTTGTTGGTTCTAACAACTATGTTCTAGCATCTCTACGTAACTCTCCTTACGGATTTACTCCTATCAATCAAAGTGATAGATTCAGAGATGGTGCTGAGAATATCAGAAACAACCAAGAATTTATTGCAGAGGAGGCAACAGCATATGTCAAATATTATTATGAATCATCCGCTACTCGTAGTTCTGCACTTACTATTGGTGGAACAAACTTTGGACAAACCGCAGACACAGTAACAAGAGGTCTTACTTCTTGGTCTGCAAGTGGTGATGCATTAACAGTTCGTGTTCAGAAAGGACATAACTTATATCCTAACTTCAGTCAGCATACTCCTACTAACGCATCTTACACACCTAGCAACGGTAACTTTGTAGTAACTGTCAATGGTCATGGATTTAGTGTTGGTGATTTAATTAAATTTGATGCGGGTGCAATCGTAATGACTTGTGCCACAGATAGTAATGCAACAAACCATCCATATCCTAGAGGCGGTGACCCTGCATTTGATAAGTGGTTAAGGATTACTGCAAAGACAACAAATACATTTACTGTTAATGTTGGTGTATCATCTGACACTTCAACACATGCATTTGTAAGTGCAGGAACTAACTCAGTTAAGAAAGCATTAACAACCGTAACTATTACAAACTCTGGTAATGCAAACATCAATGGAACTTATGGTATTAAGGACATTTATGATGACAGAGAATTTGTTCTAGATTTACCAGACAACTCACAGAATGGACAGAGTGGATCCGTAGGTGAGTTTACAGATTTACAAAAACCATTTAGAACTCCAAACAGCAAACCAGTAGATAACAAATACGGTGATGTTTCTGAGTTACTATTTGGTAACGCAGATATGATTGCAGATTATGCAGTCAATAAAATGCTTGCTGCTAATAGTGGTTACACAATTCCTACAGGTAACACAGCATGCTACGATGACGTTAGAGACTTCATTCAAAAATGTGTAGCACATAACCTTAAATGGGGTGGTAATGATAGAGTATTCGATCAAGCAAAATTCTATATTGATCCTGGCTTCTCATTAACAAGAGATCGTTATGCAGAAGTATTCGGATATGCGAAAGATGCTTGTATTTTAGCAGGAAGAAATTTACCTCTATACAGAAATCCTCATGCTACAAAACTACAGTATTATCATAATGCAACTTTAGATGTAGGTGCAGGAACAGTTCGTCGTGACGCTGCAACTCTTATACAAAAGAACCTAAACCTAATTGCATTTGAGGCAGTTCAAAGATACAACATTGATAACCCATCACACAATGTGCCTGGCGGAAATCAAAACTGTATTGATGACGTATTAGATCTACTAAGAACTATCGTATACAACCTAGCATATGGTGGTAACGAGCAAGTTTATGATGCTGCTGCGTTATACACATCATCTACATTCCTAGACGGTGAAGAGACAGAATCACGTGCAGTGTTTGCAATAGCAAAAACACTTGCTAGAACAGTTGCTATTAGTGACTCTATCGGAACTATAGAAGGCAATCATGGATTCACTCAGGTTCTTGATAACAATAATAAAGGAACAACTGTAGAGCAAGGATTGATTGATGACTTCTTCACAATCGTTGATACTGCAATTGCCAACGATAACATGTCACATGCCACTAGAACGGTTGCAACTAACCCTTCTTGTGCAAACGTTATCTCATCAATTACAACCTTCTTTGACATCGTTACAACAGCAATAGGAAGCGGAACTACACCAGGTTCTGTAGCATCAGTTACAAGAACAGTTGCACCTGGCGATCAGCAATGTATTGATGACGTAATGAAGATTACGAGAGCATTCCAGTATGACTTACGTTATGGTGGTAACTCTAAAATTGTTGAGGCAGCAAACTTATACATCTCTGGTGCTAGTGGTGTTCAACACGTTGCAACTGAGGTTACTTACACTCGTGCAATATTTGCTGCAGCAAAAGAACTATCAATAGACGCAATAAGAAATAATTTAGAGAGTGGTCAATTCTCACAAATCACACCTAGATCAAATGGTTCTATTACGGTAGATTCATCTGCACCTGAGTGTGCTAACGTTGTATCCGCACTGACTACAAACTGGGGTATCTTAGACAACGTATTGTCTAGTGGTAATGCATATGGTGGAACAGTTACAAATCCTGATCCTCTGATTACAGAACAAGATCAAGGCAAGTATTCATTCCCACTTGTTCAAACATTCTTAGATCTTCCAATTATTGAAGCATCTCCATATATTCAGAACTCATCTCTTATATCATTCCTTGGTGGTTCTGGTTGTGAGATTGACGGTGCTAAGGTTGCTACACCTAACGTTCCTAGACCTGGCTTAAAACAGAACTCACAGGGTGCTACAGTTGCACAGTTCGAC